TTGAGTCGATGTAATACTTCCAGATGCAGTTCCGTAGAGTGTGCCTTGTGGGGTTGAGGAAAACGATCCTGAATTTGAAATAGTAGCTACTTGCGAAGATGTATTTAGCCAATTTTGTATATTCCCACCTCCTGAATTTCTCGCAATTATCCCCACCGATCCAGCTGACGAACTTTCAAATTGGCCTCCATTCCCAGCTGATGAAAATCCGTAAAATCCAAGCCCACCAGATCCAGAGTTAAATGCAGTTATCGAAGCGCCTGTGTTTGAAGTAACAGATAACTGATTATTGGCTGTAATTGGAGTTATTACACCTGCTGCAACTTGCCAAATTCCACCACTTGCACCAAAAGCATCCCAAATCGCATTCTTAGTAGGTGCCTCTAATTTCCCATTCCATGAACTCGTATATGCTTCATCTGCAAGGGTAATAATGCCAGTATTCCCAATACTCGCCACAACCCCGCCACTATTGGCAAACTCCGCTAAGTTTCCAGAACCTGAATTTGTAGCTTTGATAGTTACAAACCCTGTCGAATTGTTTATAAAGTTTCCTGTGATGGCGTTTGTTGCCGTACTTGCTATTGTGCTGTTTATAATTACTGGGGCAGTTAGTGAGCCTGTGAGGGTTTTATCCCCTGCAATGGTTTGATTCCCACTTGTCAAAACCACCCCGCTCAATCCTGAACCGCTTCCTGTTGGGGTTAAATAGTCCGTTCCTGCCGTAGCAATCCCCAAAGCACCAGAAGTAGACTTAACCAAGCCCCCTGCGGAGAGGGATGACATAGAAATAACGTCCGTAGTATTGGAAACTCTAAAAGCGTTGTTTGATGTAGCCGTAGGTCTTATCACGTAATCATCTAAACCACTTACTAAACCAAGAACAAATCCATTTGAAAACCCTCCTGTAGTTAACTTTAGTGTTGATAGATTAGAATTTGTACCCCTCATTTGCAGTATTTCCTGACTTCCTGTTACGGCAGAAATATTACCAAGAAAAACACTTCCGCCCAAAAAAGTTAAGGCCCCGTTAAATGTTTTTGCTCCCCCGATAGTTTGTGCTATTGTGCTCAATCCGCCGGGATTAGTTGCATCTGCTGGCTGCAAAGTAATTACACCGCCTGAATAACTTCCCCCCTGAGCGTTTGGAGTTGAGCCAAAAGTGCCGAAGGAGATTGTGGGTGAAAACGTACTCGGATTTGTCCAAACCGATTTTTTAAGCGTAGAATTATATACTGGCACAAAACCATTAGTAGGAGCATTGACATTGACCAATGTATCAAGCCCTAAAGACCCAAACGACCCCCGAATCGTGCCCGTAGCCGAAGTCTTTTGAATCGTTCCGTTAGTTTGTGCATTAACCCATAAAGGGAGTATTAGAATGATGTATAATAGCTTTTTCATATAAATGTTACTGTTATGGCTTCCGATGGAACTCCGCCTGTTATTTTTTTAGTCGTGTTGTTGTAGAAGTATGGGGCTGTGTTACCGCTTGAATCGTAAATGGTTACGCATGGGAATTCTCTTATGCTTTGCGATGTAAAGTCGTATTCACCTAAGGAGTTAAGACTTACTGAGAATGTACGGCCCAATAAAGCCCGTAAAGAACCATATACATCCCGATATGTAATAGGATCGCCAGCAACTGCCACAACCATTATATCAGTATCAAGCAAAGCCCTCCCAAGTTCAGGAAAGTCTTTAGTATATATCGGGTTTATAATCGGTGGCATAATCTTAATTGCTTACTAATACATATCTTCCACCCTCATCTACGTTAAACGATGGGCTTTGCGCCCAAACATTCCATGTAATCGGTGAACTTTGAATAACTCCATTTCCCAAAATTGTTCCTGTAAATGTAATTAATTCTCCTGAATTTGCGGTCATATCTAAATTTGATAAATAACCAAATCCAGCATCTTCCATAATATCCCATTGCCCTAATTCCATGCTTCGGGCAAGCAATGACAATTCATACCAGCTCATAGCCGAATCTTGATTCATAACCGCCTCAAAGTTTATCGCATAAGAATTTGCAACGGGTATAAATGACAAAGCACCGATTGGGGTTCTGCCAGATGTACCTAAAAAAGATAAATTCTCAGCTAACGAATTAGACGTCAAGCAAGCAATAGGCTCACCGTTCCAATATAATATGGCTTCATTTCCGTTTATCATTTTACCAATACTTTAGTAGTCGCTCCATAATCAGGTTCTAATGTATAATCCTGTGCTATCTCTGAATTATTTCCTCGAATGGTAGTAGTTCTGCAAATATTAGCCTGCAAATCATAATCCATTTGAATAGGAACAAATTTACCAGATAATAAATTAATCCTGAATATTGATAATGGATTAAAATATCCAAATATCGAACCATCAAATTTAATATATGGTCTTGCATGCATCCGTTCTGTTTCCTCAACTGCAAGCCTTAGCAATGGTTTATATGTTGCAAATGGTGCTGCCAATACTGATTCAGACGCATATTTACGGTACCAATTTGATGTTAATGTCGTTTCATCCGTTTGATACATCGCACCCATGTACTGACCTGATTCGCTATCTCCGTTTAAAACCGTAATAGTCTCAGGAACAAAAGTAAAATCTCCGGTTTGAGTAGCAGTGTGAATTTCACCAATTTGTTCACCAGGATCATTGAATATTCCTGCTGAAATATTGGTATAAACTATATCATTAACGGTTCCTGACGGAGCAAGAATTCTAAATGTAATATTTCCTCCAGATGGGACAGGATTTGATTCAATTACTGATTGACCAGAATCGCCAATATCTGAGCGAATCTGATAGTATTCGATACCTGGTTCAACTGCAGTAATAGCCCATGAACCATCAGCCTGTAAATACCAAACTATACTTCCATCTGTTAGACTTATTACAAAATTCATATCCGTGCCAAACAAAGGATCTGGATTAATATAATCAATCGTTACCCGTAATCTGTCTGTTCTTTCAGCCGTTCTAACCACTGCAATTAAATTATCGTTTTCATAGTAATTAGTTAATATCGGGTAGGTTGCCCCAATTGTATAAAATATTACGCCTCCTGTTGGGTAAAGTCCGGCATACATCGTTCCTGTTCGAGTCCATCCCGGAATGGTAACATCATCACAAGGCCCTATCGGATCGCCACCGCATCCCTGTGAAGCACCGGACAAATCTGGATTGTCTAATTTTTCCTCTAAATTATAATTTGTGCCATAAGCGTAAGAAATTGAATTATTCTTAAATGGCTTTTGAATCATTGTTAATTGATCGGTCAAGATATGGAACAATGGTGCTAAAATAACACCCTCTGATTCACCACCCAATACCTGAAGCATATTTTTTGAAACAGTCGAATCGAATACTCCATTTACGTATTTACGGAATATTAAAGTATCCGATAATACTGATTCATTCGGCCTGTAAATGTACCAATCGCCCTCTGACTGAATGATTCTTGCAGTCCAAACATGAGGCACGTTTTTTAAGACTTCCTCGCAATTCAATGGGTTAATATTATCCTCTTTCAGATACCGTTCTGCATTTACAAATGTTAATGCTAATGGGTCGTCTGAACCGCCCGATGGATAATCCTCTTCATAAATATTAACGCAAGTATAAATATTCATATCAGGAATAGGAACCCGATTCAGACAGTTATAGATAACATCTATATAGGTCTGTTTTCCTAACCAAAAATTACCATCATTTTGAACGTAAGCAAGGTTCTTTAATAGTCCTAAAGTATCAACTGCATTAACCGATACTTCATAAGGCGTAAATGTAAAGGATTGCTGACATCCATCAGGGATAATAAAACCTCTCCAGATAACCGAACTATTACGATAAATGACAATTAACCATTTAGTTTCATTCTCGGTCCATAATGATTCAAGCTGAAAATCAATTGTGGCAATTAGCTTGAATGTAGCCTCAGACCCTATAATAGTTTCAAGAATCCGTTCCGATGTATTTTGGTAACGAATGCCAACCGGACTTTCAACTGCTGTAATTGTTTCAGGTGCATCAACTCCATCCTTTTCAAATATCTTAACCTCACACGATTCAAATACCGTAGGCTGCCGAATATCACGGGTAACATTAAAAGTGAAATTATATCTTTCGTTATAACTCATGGCCCGAATCTTTGAAGTTTAGCTCCCGCACGATTCAGTACCCCGATAAGACTAACCCCTGAAATCTCAAATACTACTCTGCCATAATCAAATCCTGAATTGCTTACAGGCGAAGTAGTAAAGTTAGATGAAGTAGAAAATGATGGCTGAGGTTCTACTTTTTTCTTTTTAAATAAAGATGCAATAAGACCGCCTGCTGCAAGACCACCGAGTATAGGCAATAATAGACCGCCTGTTGCTGCGGTTGTGGTAGCGGTTGCGCCAAGTCCTGCGCCTGTTCCTAAGAATCCGCCTGTCGAAGCCGCAATACCAGCTAACGGTGCAGCTTTTGACCCTGTGCCAATAACACTTGCAACTAATCCGAATAATCCTTTGCCACCTTTTTGTAAAGTAGTTTGAGCAGGATTTAACAGGCTTAAAATTCCCCTGGTCGCCTCACTTGCTAAAACCGAAGTAAATGTCTTTAAGATAGCTGAACCCAAAGCCCCGAATGAGAATGTTCCTTTCTCTAAAATGTCATTAAAGAAGTTTTCAAACCCTGATTGTAGTTTTGGGAATAATTCAACCCCGATATAATCATTAAGTTGCTGGAATGGTGAAGTCAAAGCCCTTGCAGCCGTTCCATCGGTTAATTCTTTTGGTAATACTCCGCCTGCATTTTCAAATCCTTTCTGAACATTTGAAACTACAGCCCCTGCGAATTTTTCGTATTTGGCAGATTGTGCCGCAGCTACGTTTGGCAACTGTGCGCCAAGTAGTTTTTCCTGCAACCCTTTTATGATTCCATCGGTAGGTTTAACACCAATGGCAATAAGTCCATCAATAGCTTTTGCAAATGCTGATACTCGCTCCTTTGCCTTATCTCCAAATGTTCCACCAACCGAAGCCTCTGCCTGTTTCAAATCAATGTTCAGGGCTTTCATTATATCGGAAACGGTTTTTATTTCCTTTGTCGTTTGGCGTGGTTTTTCAGGATCGAAAACTACATCAGTTCCGTATGTTTTGATAAGACCCTGAGTAACATCATCAAGAAGTTTAATTTCTCTTACGCTATCCTCATAGGTTTTATTTAATTCATTTATTCTGTTCTTACTTGTGCTGACTGCATCCGATACTCTGTTGATTCCATTCTCTAAAGCCGCCTGCCCTTGAATGTCTAAAGTAGCCTGCTTTTGGGTTGTTCTTTTGAGCAATTCAGCAGATAAAAGTTCAAGTTTTGATTGCTCTTTAGTTAATTCAATCTTAGTGTTTAATTGCTGATTGATTAACTTTTGCCTGTTTTCTTCCGCTGCCTGAGCATACCCTTTTGCTAAAATAGCATTTGTCAAGATATTGTATTGAGTTGCGGCCTGACCTGCTAAAATACCCTCTGCTGACATACCTTTTAAATATGTCGGGTATTTCTCAATAAGTTCCTTAGCAATCTTTAACCGTTCAGTCTGTGGTATGCTTAAATTTTGAGTTGCATTATAAAGTGATTGCAAAGAGGATAGTTCAGCAGAGGCATTTTTACGACCTTCTGCCTGAACTTCTGTAATTGATTTTATTGAATCGGCTAATTCTTTATTTGCATCAACTGCAACAACTGTCTCTTTATTTGCTTTCCTCTGATATTCCTGATATAAAAGCAACCCGGCACTAACAGCAGCCAAAGCAAGCCCTAAGCCAGCAGGGCCAGCTAAAGAACTAATTAATGCTTTTAATGCACCTGCATTACTCCCT